ATAAATTGGGTGGCTCCACCTCTAAAAAAGAGGAAAAAGAAAGACTTAGGCCCACCAGGGCCCAAAGCTTTCCCACCGCGGTATAACAAACTTTACAGTTTGATATCGTGGCTTCTTCTCAACTACCCGGAAGGGCAGCATAGAGGTTGCCAACGCACCGTCACCCGCCTTCTTAAAGAGCTCAGATAACCTGGGGGACCACTTCCCGAAGGGGAGTGGTATCACAAGCCTCTGTTTCTTTTCAAGAGAAAACAGACTCTTAAGAAGGTACGGTTGATCTTCCGCCATGCTAGTTTCTAATTGCTCAGAAACTTGCAATCCCATATAACCCTCGTGTCCCCAACTAGCCCTTTTAGGGCATACTTCGTCGAAATCCCCAATAAGGGAACCATCGCCGAAGCCGTCGGAAATGCGAGGCTTCCTCCAGAAAGGAGGTAAGAGAGCAACAAGGCTCTCGTATATTGGATGGCACCACCCTGACAATCCCCAATGAACGTCGCGAGACGCCCATCTGCGGAGGTTATTACAGAGTAGTACGGTAGGCAGGAAGCTTTCCACACTCTCACGAATGTAGAACGGTGACACGTCGCCCCCGTTAAAGTAGTGTTTACCACAACTTTCACGGAATGGTCCAGAAGCATAGCTCTTCTTCGCATTGAGTTTAAAACCACAATGCTCGAGGAGTTGTTCTATCTGGTCATAGCAATCGACTGGAACGATTAAATCGTCCCCGTAGACGGCTAGGCGAGTCTCCGATCCCCCATGGAGAGATATCACTGCTGAACAGAGGGCCCAAAAAATCAGGCTCTCTAACTCAAATGTGAAACCATTCCCCATGGAGGAAACCTTCTGATACACTATACGTGCACCATCAGGCATAACGCCAGACGGACTCCGGGAAAGCTCAATTGCCCGGAACCAATCAGACGGGAGTAGTTGGCGGCATATCTCGAGAGAGACTGTGTCGCTTGCAGCTGACAAATCGATCGTCGCGAGACGACCGGAAAGCGAGCCCTCACGGGCAAGCTTTTGATTGATCGTTTGATCATTCAAGTCAACGCCTACTCGCCGTAAACGACGACGAATGCAAGCACCGATCCCTTTTTGAATATACATATTCATCAGGGGTTCAATGGCGATCACACGGTCGGTTTTAGCGTTCTTCGGAACGGTAGTAATGCGATTTCCTTCTACGATTTTGAACATATCGTATGGGGAATCCTTACCAGATAAACTGGCCACATGTGCAAACCATGCGGGGCAACGGCGAATAGCCGTATGCGCTAGTATCGCACATTCTTTCGTCACCTCGGGTACAATCCCGAGCTTATGATAGGTATCTCCGAGCTTGCGCGGAAGAGCAAAGGATGCTCCCGGCCCAAACCCAAATTCCTGCTCTGCTTCATCCCAAAGGAATCGACCAAGTAGCCGTTCAATTTTTCGCTGCGCTGTATAGATATACGACGCAGTCGATAGACCTGTTGAAGGTGTACCGAATGAACGTGCAAGAACTTGGTTCGAAGCAGAACATCGCCTTTCAGCATCATAGAAGGCTTCATACGCTGCTTTCTCACGGTCGATGCCCAGGTCCCAATTAGGGAATTTGGACATAAATTCGACACAGAGATAATCGCGCCTGAAATCTTCTACATCATTGTAATCAAGGGCGTTAATCTTGGTTGCAATGAAGGAGTTGTGATCCCCTCTTTCGAGGGAAGACAACATATGTTTGCTTAAAGGACTGTTAACGGCAGTTAGAATAGCCGCCGCAGTACTTTGCGCTACACATGGATGACGACGATGCACACCAACCAGAAGGTTGGAGGCTTTGAGACCCCTTCTTCCCTCTCGGGAAGTCCCACTTTTGCTTGTGGGCTTGGAGTGTTTCTTTTGCATAGGACCTACCCTCTGCGATTCAGGAAGAATCCAACCATTACTTTTCAAGCAATGGGTAGACCTCGTGTACCTCTCTTTTCATGTCAGTCGTGATTCCACATTTTTGTGCGAAACCGCGATAAGTGTATAGAGAAGCCAAAGTTACAACATCGGCCGCTACACACAGAACAAAAGAGAGGAGTACCCATCGGACAAGTCATATGGGTATCCACGATCAGGATTTAATGATAGAAGAGGAGATACCATATGGGAGTTCTTCCCAAATGGCGTGGACAGGACAATTACAGCCCGGTCCATGAGTTTTTACACTCTGTCCCATCTTCAAATCACTAACGGGCGGCACAATCCCGCGGAAACACCAATTAAGAACAATATGGTGCGCAGCAGGTTTGTACATGTTCTCGATGATAAAGAGGCTTAATGCTTCCTGATCATCGCGAATATCCTCGAGGCAAGTGAATAAACACTCGCCACGACTCGCCTCATCTCCGGACTTTTTAAAAGCTTCCAGAGATTCCTGATACCAATCACAGAGGACAGCAATGTGACTCTCCCCGAAACCAGACTCAATGAGCTTGGTTTTCATTTCGGTTGTGATGAACATAAAGTTGCCCTCCTACGGACAAGTGATTGGTAGGTGAAACCGTCTTAGTAGACGGCCTCGAGGTCCTGCACGAGGCTGGTAGTCAATGCCAGCGCGAGCAGGTTCTTCGTGAACGCAAGGATGTCCTTACGCTCCTGAAGCACTCCGGTCTCCGGAAGAGTAAAGATCGACCGACTTTGCGTCTGTCGAGCAATATAGCTCTTCCCCGTCTGCGGATCCACGGCGGACTTGGGCATACTAATGCTCATTTCCACGCGGAAATACCGCTGCGTCCCAGCAGGAACAGTGGACGAGATCTTCAGCAGAGGAAACTCTGCCGGGATACCGCCGCTGCGATCTGCATAGGTCGCAACTTTACCGTCGGTTGTAACCACACCAAAGGTGTGGGCGACGGGAGTAGTAGCACCATCATTGATGGTGACATTGCCGATAGCGGGCATACGCTTTCCTTAATTGGAATGAAAGTAGCTCGAGAATCATCCACGCGGACTCTTCTTGAAACTACCCTCGATGAGTTTATCCGTGGCCAGTGATACTAAATTGGCAGCATGGACATACGAAGCCGGATCCTTAAAATGGAGTGCGGGTAAAGGCGAGCTTTGGTAAGTCTTGCGAAGGAAACGAACGCATGTTCCACTGACAGAGTCAGCAGAATATCCGCCCGCGCCCGCCGCAAGACGAGCTTTACCTCTCCTTACGTAACGTTCCGTGAAACTACAACTCCCGGACATAAATGACCACCCGAGGGTTGCTCCCCATGAGGATATGACATCTCCTACATTTGACATGTAGTCGGTGACAAAAGACCACGGTAAGAGCTCCCAGCCTGCGATGAAAGGATTTGTAATCCCCAAAGCATTCAGTGTTGCCAAGTTTTCGTCATCTTTACGATAATCGAGTCGAACAAAGGATGAAACTTTCCCTTGATCTTCGCCAACCATCGTTAGATAACCGCTATCACTTGGGATTTCGAAGGGATTTACAATCCCTCCGGAATCGGCTTTGCCTTTTACACTTACCATAGGGGCAAGCCCCTTACGTAGGTTCTCCTCAAACTGCATAGCATTTTGCAGATAATTGACGAGAGGGCGTACGCCGAACTGAACTTGCAACCATGCCGAAGGCATTTTGTGCAAGGGTAGGACGTCATGTCTAAGCACTTTTAGCCAGTCACCTGGGTTATTACGCTTAAATGCTCGATACGTCTCGAACACCTTTCCAACGGTGCTTGTAAATAGACGTAGTGTCTCGTGTCGCTCTCCGATAACGGTCAGAACATCTGGACCTTTACCTCGGAGCTGTTTGAGAGCAGCAACAATAGCCCTATCTTCTAAGACCGGACGGTCATAGGAGAGTGGGTTATCGGACGTGACGAGTCCATTCCATCTTTCATTATCCAAAAATATATCTATAGGCCCGAATCTCGGGTCGTAGATAGCGGATCGTGAAGATGAGATGGAGAAGTTTAACACTTTTCTTGACCACTCAGTAGGCATTTTCCATGCACTGCCTGGAGTGATACCGGATGTAGTCGTAGGTTTTATATCTACAAACTTTCCGACTATGCTTCCGTCGGGTACATCCCCAACGACAACTTCACGGTTATCTTCGTGGAACCTCCAGGTTTCCCTGTAGGGCCCGAAGCGTGCAATGTCGTGGGAATACCCCTCAGTAGGCATAAATACATCCTCAAGTTAAGTGTAACGTACGATAAGGGAGCCCCCGGAAGGGGGCTCT